ACGATGGGCGCAGCCCATCCTCACAGTTCGCTATGTCAGACCGGAATAACGCAAGCCGTGTTTCCTCTGCTGAAAAGGATTTGCTCTGGTGGTACGGGTTTTTTTGTGGACTTGCGGCTGTGGCATGAATTCGCCGGCACTAAAAAGCTCTGGAACAATCTCGGCAGCGTCGTCGGGATCAAAGGTTTACCGGGAAGGGTCGGGTTGAGCGCGGGATGGAGAAACGTCGTCGGCTACACGCCCGACCCGTCGCTCAAGTTCCTCGAGTCTCTGATCGGCCCCGACGTGGAAAACTATCGACCGTTCCACGTGAAACACTAGGAGGCACCATGTCAAGCCCGCCGCCCATGACCTTCATCACGCTCGACGACGCCAAAGACCAGCTCTCGATCGACCTGGGGATGACTCTGCACGATGCGCGCATCACGTTTCTGGTCGGCGCGTCGATCGACTGGGCGGAGAATTTCTGCGGCCGCTCCCTGGGCCAACTGCTACCGCTCTCGAGCCCGAGCGACGGCGCCGCGGTGCCGCTGCCCGAGCCAGTCGACTCGCCGTCTTTCAGCTCGAATGACTGGGAGAATCCGGACATTGGCATCGAGGGCATTCAGGGTTTCAATGATTGGCAATACTGGGATGAGCGAACCTGGGCGACGTACTACCGCAACAATCCGCTGCTCAAGGATTACGCCTCGACGCTGCGTCGGGATCTGAAAGCCGCGATTCTGCTCCGCGTCGAGCTGCTGTTCGATCGCAACGTCGATAATTGGGAGCTCCTCGATAAGACCGCGACCGACATGCTTTTCCCGTACCGCGTCGGGATGGGCGTATGAGCTGCGCCACTTGCGCCAAAGTTCGCGCGCACCTTCCGGCCGCGATCCGCGCGCGCCTGGAGGAGGTCGAGCGGCGCATGGAGGCGCGGCGAGTCAATGCGCGCATCGCGATCGCCTATAAGGTCGCGGACGCTCAGCGCAGGCAGCGCCAATGAAGCGCCGCGAGATCCGGCCCACGCAGTCGGGCGAGCTGCGCCACCTGTGCAACATCGAAAACCGCGTCACGGGCACCGATTCGACCGGCGCGCCGTCGGTCATCTATGCGCTGTGGGCGGAAAATGTGCGCTTCGCGATCGACGATTGGAAGCCCTACGAAGCCGAAGTCGCCCAGGCCGTCGAGCGATCGACCATCACGCGCATCCGGATCCGCTACAGGCCGGGCATGTCGGACGCGGGGCCGAATCAATTTCGCCTTGTTTACTGCACGAATCCAGGCGAATCCCCGGCGATCAATGAGTATTACGACGTCCTCGGCGCCGTGCGCGACATCAATTTGCGCGTGGAACTGCAGCTCACCTGTTCATTGCGCGACGCGGCGGGCTACCGCGTCGGAGCAACACCGTGAAGCGCTCCACTCTGGAGGGCGTCGCCGCGCTCACGCAGCAGTTGAACGCGCTCACCGTGCTCGAGGAAGGCCGCGCACTCAAGGGCGCGGTGCGTGCAGGAATGAAACCGGCGCTTCTGCAGGCGCAGATGACGGCGCCGGTGGGTAGCATGCCGCACCGATTGAAAAACGGATTGCTGGTCGCTCCCGGCTACGCGCGCTCGACGTTGCGCATTGTCACGACCATCAACAGCGCGAAAAATATCGCGAGCGCGATCATGTCGACGCGCGCGCTCGCCTACTACGAGGCGGTTTTTCAGGAGATCGGCACCTGGAAGATGCCGGCGCATCCGTGGCTGCGCCGCGCGCTCCTGGATACGCGCGACGCAGGCGAGACAGCGTTCAAGGAGTCGATCGGGCGTGCCGTCGCGCGCGCGGCGGCCAAGCGATGAGGCTCGAATCAGACCTGCGGGATTATCTCGTCGCGGCGCCCTCGATCTCGACGCTGGTCGGCGCGCGCGTCTATGGCATGCTGCGCGAGCCCGCCGCGGCGCTGCCCGCGATCATGATCCAGCGCGTTCACAGCGCCAGGCAGGAATTGTTCTCGGGCGTTGCGCCCTTAGTCGACGCCTCGATGCAGATCGACAGCTTCGCGATCAACGGCGATGCCGTGTGGACGCTGGCGCGCGCGCTGCGCCTCCTGTTCAAGAATTTGACGAAGGTCACGATGGGCACGACGCTCGTCGATCGCATGTTTCTCACCAACGAGTTTCCGATGGTCGATCCCGATCCTGGGGTCATTCGAGTAGTGCAGCTCTATAACGTCTGGTACCTGGAGGATTGAAATGATCGAAGACACCAAGCCCTTTGTCGGGCAAATTTTCCTCGCCGTCGGCAATGGCGCTTCGCCCGAAGTGTTCACGCGCTACTGCGAGATAGACACGATGTCGGGCATCGGCCATGCCAATGCGCTGATCGACGTCACCACGTTTTGCAGCAACGGAGTCAAGCAGTACATACCGGGCCTCTCGGACGGCAAGCAGGTGACGTTCGGCGCCAACTACGCCATGAACGAACCGATCCAAGAGGGCTTGATTGCGGACGTTGAGGCAAAGGCTAATCGCAACATCGAGATCCAGATCGACGGCGAGTCGCCGATGCACATCTTCAAGATGACGCTCGCGATGCTCGACTGGGAATTGGATCCGCAAGTCGCGAAGCAAAACGTTATCAAGTTCATCGGCAAGATCACCGGCCCGATCGTTCGCTCATGAGCGGCGAGAAGCTGCTGACCAACACCATCGCGGTGCGCGAGGTGTCGTATGTGGTGCGGGAAATCAACGGGCGGCACATGCGCGAAGTGCGCAAGCGCTTGAAGGATTCGCCCGAAACGATCGAAGCGTATCTCGCCTGGGCCTGCACCGTGTCGCCGCCGTTCGCTTCGGAGTCGGCCGCCGCCGACGAAGCGCACGCGGTCTTGAAGGCCTTGAGCGAGGAGGCTTTCCGCCTGTCGGCGCCGATCTCGGCCGAGGAGGGCGCGGCAAAAAACGCCTGACGCCCGAGCAGCTGTTCGAGCATCGGCTCGCCGCACTGCTCGGGCGCACGCTCGACGAGCTCGACGAGCTGCCGTCGCGCGAGATCGAGCGATGGGCGATGTACTGGAGCGAGGAGCCGTGGGGGCCGTATCGCGATAACTTGCACGCGGCGCTGATCGTCAGCGAATTGCTGCGGCCGCATTTGAAAGAGGGCGCGACGTTGAACACCGATAGCTTCATGCTGCGGCCGCGAGCGGAACTCGATGCGCTGGCGCGCGCGAGATTCGTCGCGCAACTGACCGCGGTCGCCGACAGACCACAGCGCGCCAAACGGAAAAGACCATGCCCGATCTAGCCGCCCTTGTCGTTCGGATGCAGGCCGACAACTCCGAGTACATCAAAGGGCTCGATCAGGCCACCGCTAAACTCTCGCAGTTCTCGAAAGATCAGAGCGACATGCTCGGCAGTCTCGCGGAGAAACTGGCCGGCGCCTTTACCGTCGGCGCGATTGTCGAATTCACAGCATCGGCCATCGAAGGCGCGGCCTCGATGGAACGCATGAGCGAATCGACCGGCATCGCGGTCGAGGCCTTGTCGGGCTTGCGCCTCGCCGCCGCCGCCTCCGGCCTCGACGCGGACGGCCTCGGGACGGTGCTCAAGAAATTAAACGTGAACATCGCCGAGGCGGCCGGCAACGCCGACAGCAAAGCGGGCGTCGCATTCCGCGCGCTCGGCATCGACGTGCGCGACGCCAACGGCAACATGAAGGACGCCAGCACCGTCATCAGCGAGATGGGGACTAAGTTCGCCGGGATGGCGGACGGCCCGAACAAGGTCGCTTTCGCCGTCGCGCTCTTGGGCAAACAGGGCCAGTCGATGATCCCGGTGCTCAACAAGGGAGCCGAAGGCCTCGCGGCGCTCAAAGACCAGGCCACGGCCGCCGGCATCGTCATGTCGGGCGAGCTCGCCAAGTCGGCGGAGGAATTCTCGCAAAAAATGTCGATCTTGAAGGCGACGATGATCGACGGCCTCAAGATCCAGATCGCCGAGCAGTTTCTGCCGGTGCTCAACGAGCTGATGAACCAATTTACGAGTACGGGCGGCGCCGGCAGCCTGCTCGCGACCACGGTGGGCATCCTCGTCGACGCTTTCAAGTGGGTGGCGGTCGAGGTGATCGAGATCGTCGCCCAGTTCGAGATGATGGGAAAGTCTCTCGGCGCACTGGGGGCGGAGGCGGTCGCCGTCGCGCACGGCCACTTTGCCGAGGCGGCCGACATCTTCAAGCAGAACACGGCGGACAACGAGGCGATCGCCAAGTCATCCCAGGACCGCATCGTTGCAATCTGGAAGGCGGGCGGCGCGGCAGCGGTGGCGGTCGCCAAGGATACGGGCGAGCAGGTCAAGACCGAAGGTAAAAACCTAGCGGCGGAGCTGCTAGCCAACGCGGCGGACATCAAGCTCGAGAATTTTGCAAAAGGTATCGAGGCGCAGTCGGCGGCCTTCGGCCTGGGCGGCGCCGCGCTCGTGCGGTACAAGCTCTCGGTCGGCGATCTCGCCCTGACGCTGAGCGAAGCGGGCGCCGCAGGCAAAAAGGCGGCGGCCGACGCCATCAGCTTTGCGACCGCGCTGCAAACCAAAAAAGACGACCTGGCGGTCGAGAATTACACCGCGAAGATCGCCGAGCAGATCATCACGCTCAACATGGGAACGCTCGCCGCTGAGTCCTACAAGCTCTCGACCGGCGCGATCGGCGAGGAGCTCCACCGCATGGGGCAGAAGGGCATCGAGGCGCGCGACACCATCCTGGCGCTGACCAAGGTTCAAATCGAAGCGAAAAACGTCAACGCGATCCAACAGATGGATGACGACGCGCAGAAGCTCTCGGGCCACCTGGTCGACGCCGCGACCCACGCTTTTGACCTGCAGCACTTGGCGCTCTCGAAGGATTTATCCTCGACGAACAACAGCGACGGGCAAGCGAAACTCGAGATCGAACGCGACCACATCATCAACGTCGCGAAGATCAACGAGTTGAACCTGCATGCGGCCGAGATCAACGCCACGCTCGCCGCAACCGAGTCGAAGATTAACCTGGAGCGGACCCAAGGGCAGATCAGCGACTTGACCGCGCAGGCCGAGCAGACCGACGCGCGCTCCGCCGCGCTCGTCCAGCTGCAGGGGATCTATGTCTCCGAGCAGCAGATCGCCGCGGCCGCGAATGATCCGGCGCTCGTCGACGGCGTTAAAAAGTTCGGCGTATCCATCGACGCCTTGAAGGGGCAGACGACGCAGCTGACGGATTCGGTGCGCAATGGGCTCGAACAATCGTTCGGCAATAACTTCTCGAAGCTGATCACCGGCGCCGAATCCTTCCGCAAAGCCGTCGTCAGCATGTTGCAGGACATCGAGAAACAGTTTGCGGATCTCATCGCCAAGAATTTTGCGCAGCAGCTTTTCGCCCCTGCAGGCGGCCCAGGCGGCAGCTCGGGCGGGATGCTCGGAGGTCTCGCGCCGATGCTCGCGGGCCTGTTCGCGGGCGGCGGCAGCAACTATGGCGTCGCGAACGCCACGATCCCAGGCGTGACGCAAAATGCCGGCATGGGCGGCAGCATCGGCAACATCGTCGGCAGCTTCGCGGAGGGCGGCACGATTCCGTCGGGCAAAGTCGGCATCGTTGGCGAGAACGGACCGGAGTATGCGTACTCGGGCGCGGCCGACATGCAAGTGGTGCCCTCTGCGAGCACTCAGTCGAAAAATGTCAGCGTCACGAACCACTTCACCGTCGAGGCGCCGGGCGGCACGATCTCGCGGCAGTCGCAGATGCAGATGGCGGCGGCCGCCGCGCGCAGCATCGGCCAGGCGAACCACAGGAATAATTCATGAGCACGATTATCCCGGATATCGCCGAAGTCTTTCCGACGTGTCCCACCTTCGGCTTTATCGCCGAGCCCAACTACCTCGTGAAAATCACGGCGCGCGAGGGCGGCTACGAACGCCGACAGCGGGTGTGGGCGATGCCGCTCTCGAAATACACGGGCGTGCCGTCGGGGGACCAGCCCTCAGAGGACATCGAAATCCTGCTCGATTTCTGGAACGCGATGGGCGGCATGTCCTCGGGGTTTCGCTTCAAGGATTGGATCGATTACAAGTCGTGCCACACGAGCCAGACGCCGACCGCGCTCGATCAGCCGCTCGTGCTCTCCGGCGATTCGCCGGTGAGCTATAGGCTGGTGAAGCAGTACTCCACCTTGAGCGGGCGCACGATCCAGCAGCGTTATATTCAGCGCCCGATCGGCTCGACGGTGCTCGTCGCGAACGCGCTCGGCGTCACGCAGGAAGATTGGTCGCTCGACGAATCGACGGGCCTCTTGACGCCGGGCGGCACGTTCTCGGGCGTGCCGACGCGCTGGGGCGGCGAGTTTGATGTGTGGTGCCGCTTCGATGCGATTTTCAATCCGTCGATCACGGACTGGGGCACCAACGCGGTCATGAATGTGACCGTGCAGCTCGCCGAGATCCGGGTGCCTCTCGCATGAGATATCGGATCATCACCAGTGGCGAAGGCTTCACCGTTCGCTGCAAATTCAAGTGGTGGCCCTTTTGGACGGCTGCGTTCATGCCGGGATTCGGCTGGTTCCTCACAATCGACGATGCAGAGAAAGCGATTGCGAAAAGGGGGGCGCGCAAAAAAAATGACGGGCGCGTGGTCAAGGAACTATGAAAACGATTCCGCCGCTGCTTCTCGCCGACCTGCGCAAAGACCTGACGTGCATGGCCTTCCTGTGGACCATCGAAATGGCAAACGGGAAAATGATCCGCGGCACCGAGCACGACCTCGACATCACATTGGGCGATTCGATCAACTCGCCTGCGGACTCGCCGCCGGACAAGTACGCGGGCACCTACTACGCGATCGCCAACGTGACCGCCGGCGACATCAGTTCGACCAGCGATTTGACCGTCGACAATCTGGAAATGACGGGCGCGATGCCGCAGGCGCCCTATACCGTGATCCCAGACGTGACCGTCGAGGAAATCGAAGCGGGCTTGCTCGACCTGGCGCCGGTCACGGTGCTGATCTGCAACTGGCAGGCGCCGGGTCACGGTTATTTCGCGGTCAAGACCGGCACCCTGGGCGACATCAGCCGCGACAGCGACGGCAAGTATGTGACCGAAGTTCGCGGCCTGACGCAGCTGCTCTCGCAAGTCGTCATCCGCACCTTTGCCGCGACCTGCAACGTGGTGAAGTTCGGCGACCATCGTTGCAAATTCAACGTCGCCGCGATCACCATCACCGGCGCCGTCGTCGCCGAGACGGACCAGCAGAAGTTCTCGGTCACGCTGGCCCAGGCGAGCCCACGGCCGCCGTACTCTTACGTCGGCGGCACGCTCACTTTCACCGACGGCGCCAACGAGGGATTCTCGCGCGAAGTCAAGGTGGATCCGAATTTCAACGAGGGCGTGATCGAATTCTGGGAGAACTTTCCCTCGGACATGGCGCCGGGCGACACCTTCACGCTTTCCCCTGGCTGCGACCGGCAGTCGCTCACCTGCATCGGGATTTACCACAACTTCG